GAATGGGCGGTGCCAGTGCGAGACTACGCAGAGCCGCACCTGATTAGCGGCACGCAGATCGTCGAGGATCTTACGCCGGATTGGTACCCGCCAGAACGCAACGTTTGATACACTGAACAAAAGGCCACGCATCGGGCAAGACCCGAGCCACACCAAGGAGAGAGACCATGGCAGAAGTAAAAATCAAACGCCGCTACCGCGCTTTGTCGGTTGCAATCACGACAGCATCGGCAACCAGCGACACTTTCCGCATGGACGATATGTCGGGCGGTGTTGTCAGCATCGGCACAATCTCAACGAACGCAGCAACGCTGCAAGTGTGGGGCAATACCACCGATTCGGGAACATTCGTGCGGCTATACGATTCGTCTGGAGCAGTGGCAGACATAACCCTAGCTCCTTCAACGGCTGCTGGTTCGTGCTACGCCTTGCCAGATGCTGCTTACGGTTTGCCATTCCTAAAATTGGTTGCTGGCACGACATCAGCGAACACTACAGCGTCGGTCATGCTGAAGAGCTAGTCCATGCCGTACAAGATTCCGATCTTCGTACCGCCGCGAGTCAAACGGCTCAGGCGCAAAATCGAATCAGAGCGGCCTAACGCAGCGCAGCGTGGATACTGTTCGGCATCGCATCGGTCGTGGCGGCAAGCTGTTTTGACGCGCGATGCGTGGACATGCCGAAGCTGTTCAAGGGTGTGCGGTGGGTTGCGTGAGGCGCATGCCGATCATGTCGTGCCGATCAACGCTGGCGGGGCAAGGTACGATTTATCGAACGGGCAGACTTTGTGCGTCAAATGCCACAGTCGGAAGACTTTTGCGGAGCAACGATTAAATGGGTAGGCGAGGGCCAGCCAAAGAGCCAACGGTGCTAAAGCTGCTAAAAGGCAATCCCGGCTGTCGGCGCATCAACAAGCTAGAGCCACAGCCAAGTAAAGACGCCATCAACCCGCCAGCGTGGCTCACGGGCGTGTCGCTTGAGAAATGGAATGAGCTAGTACCGCAGTTGGTCGAGCTTGGGGTAATGACCAACGTGGATGTCGAGGCTATTGCACGGTACTGCACAATGCATGAACAGTTTTTGCTTTGCCTTAAAGAGATTCGTGCAGGCCGCGACATTTTTGAAATCAAAGATGCCAACGGCAATGTGAAATATATTCAGTCAACACCATGGGCAACGCAGCTAACGAAGGTTTCTCAAATGATGCTGCGAATAGAGCAAGAATTTGGGCTTACAAGTTCATCTCGGAGCGGCATAATTGGTAAAGCGACAACACCCGAAAAGAGCAAGCTGCAAGAGTTCCTTGCCCGCAGAACGAAAGCATGAAGGCGTTAAAGGCTTTCGTTTCGATCCCGGCTCTGCGGCAAATGTGATCGACTTCATTGAGTCGTTTTGCACGCACACGAAGGATTCGCCAACGGCTCGGGCGGGCGATCCTATCAAGCTATTGGATTGGCAAAAGCGCTGGGTGATAGAGCCAATCTACGGCTGGCTAGACTCCGACAATCTAAGACGCTATCGAGTGGCCTATCTGGAGGTGCCGAAGAAAAATGCGAAATCTACGCTGCTATCGTGTTTGAGCGTCTACCATCTGCTGGCAGACAATGAGCCAGGCGGGCTTGGCTGTATCGCCGCACGGGATCGAAACCAAGCATCGATCATCTACGGCGAGGCGGCACAGATGGTGCTAAAGTCGCCAGCGCTTTCTTCAGAGCTAGAGGTGATTGATTCCCGCAAGACGATCATTCACAAGGCTAGCAACAGCCGCATGCAAGTCATTAGCCGCGATGCTGGCGCAGCAGAAGGCCCAAGCTATTCGTTTGTGTTCTTTGACGAACTTCACTCGCAGCCCGACCGCAAGCTGTGGTCAGCGCTGCGCTATTCGGGCCGATCAAGAAAGTCACCGCTGATCATCACGATCACGACTGCCGGAAGCGATAGGCAGAGCATTTGCTATGAGCAGCACGAATACGCAGAACTGGTGACGGCAAATCCAAACTACGATCCACGGTTCTACGGCAAGATTTTTGCGGCAAAGCCTACGGATGATTTTTTCGATCCAGCCGTTTGGCGTGCAGCAAATCCCGGCATGGGAATCACCATGACAGAATCGGGATTCGCAGCCGATGCCGTTGAGGCCAAAAACAAGCCAAGTAAATTAAACGATTGGCTGCGATATTCCCTTGGAATCTGGACAGAGACTAGCACCAGATGGCTCGACCCAGACAAATGGGCCGCATGCAGCGATGGGCCATCAGAGCCATTCGCCGGACGCAGCTGCGTTGTTGGCATGGATCTTTCCAAAAGTACCGATCTTTCCGCATTTGTCGCGTTGTACCCGTGCGCAGACGGCACATTTGACGTGGATTGCATGCTGTGGACGCCGAAAGAATTGGTGATGGAGCGTGAGCGTGTAGATCATCAGCCGTTTCAGCACTGGGTTAATTCTGGCTACATCACGGCGACAGATGGCAACGTAATTGACCACGGAAAGATCAGACAATTTGTTTTGGAATATTCAAAAAAACACAACATAGATCGTGTGATGATGGACACATCGGGAGCAGTACAACTGTCGCTTGAACTGCAAGGATTTGGCCTTGATGTGGTATCATTCGGACAAGGGTTTAGAGCAATGTCCAGCCCTACCCGTTTGCTCGAAAGCCTAGTGCTTCAGAAGAAAATACGGCACGGCGGCAACCCAGTTTTGAACTGGATGGCCGCAAATGTCACTGTAGATTCCAACGACTATGAAGACGTGCGACCGGTCAAAAAGCGAAGCACTGGGCGCATTGACGGCATCGTGGCGTTGATATTTGCCCTCGGCGGCTGGGAAGAAAAATCAGTCAAGAAAGTGGAGCAAACGTGGGATCTGACACTGATATAGTCGAGACGCCAGAGAAGAGTTTTCGCATGATCGACATGCGTGGCACGGATTGGAACGACACGCCAAGCCGTGGCGCTGCTGGCGTTCGCGTGACGCCAGAATCCTCGTTGCAATGCGCAACCGTTTTGGCATGCGTGCGGCTAATTGCCGAGAATCTTGCAACAGTGCCGATTCACGTTTACCGAAGGCTTGGCGGCGGCGGCAAAGAGCGGGCAACCGATCTGCCAATTTACAAGATGCTGACGCAAGCCCCAAACGGCTGGCAAACGTCGTTTGAATTCCGAGAAATGATGACGGCGCACTGCTGCTGTTGGGGCAACGCTTACGCAGAAATCCGCAGCGGCAAAGACGGCCCAGCAACAGAGCTATGGCCGCTGCACCCTTCACGCATGCGCATCAAGCAGCTAGACGATGGAACGCTTTGCTACTACTACCGCGAGGATTTGGGCGGCGAGGTTTTCTACCGACAAGATCAGATTTTTCATTTGCGGTGGTTGTCGCAAGACGGCGTAAACGGCATCGTGCCGATCACTCTCAGCAAGAATGCGATTGCTTTGGCTCAAGCGCTCGAAACGCACGGCTCAAGCTACTTCGGCAACGCTTGCCGGTTGTCTGGCATCATGACCACAGATAATCCAATCAACGTCGAGAATGCCGAGCGGTTACGCGAGCAATTTGAACGCATGCACCGTGGTGCAGATCGTGCCTTTCGAACGGCTGTGCTACCGCAGGGCGTGAAATGGCAAGACACGCAAAGCAGCAACGAGGCTGCGCAATTCCTAGAGACGCGAGCGTTTGAAATCATTGAGATTTGCCGAGCGTTTCGCGTCAATCCAATCTACGTTCAAGATCTAAGCCGCAGCACATACAGCAATCAAGAACAAGGCGCTATTGACCTAGTTGGTCAAACGCTGATGCCTTGGTTTCGGCGTTGGGAATCAGCGATCACCCGCGATCTAATCGCAGACGATGACAACTATTTTGCTGAGTTCGATGTGAAGGGAATGCTGCGAGGTGATTCAAGCGCTAGGGCCGCGTATTACACGTCAATGATGAACTGTGGCGTTCTTAGCGTGAACGAAATCAGGGCCGCAGAGAACTTAAACCCTATCGGGCCAGAGGGCGATCAGCACTACATGCAGCTAAATATCACGACGCTCGACAAAGTGGGCGTGACGCAGCCAGCGGCACCGGCACTGGCTACCAATGGTCACAGAAACTAGTTCGACAAATGAACAGCGAAGACAACCGGAGAACGACATGGACATTGAACGCAGATTAAATCAGACCGGCAACGTGGTAATCGAGACACGCGAAGGCGACATGAAGAAATCCGTCATCAAGGGCATGGCCGCGATGTACGGAATGCGGTCGGTCAATCTCGGTAATTTCACCGAGGAGATTAGACCCGGTGCGTTTAGTCGTGCCATCGAAAACGGTGCCATGCCGGTAGCGCTTTTCAATCACGACCCGAACTTTGTGCTTGGCTCAATGCGTGCCGGCACGCTGCGACTGATGCAGACTGCCGAGGGGCTTGCCTACGAGATTGACCCGCCAGATACACGGGCTGACACGGTCGAATTGATACGGAGAGGCGATGTTTTCGGCAGCAGCTTCAGCTTCACCGTGGGAAAAAACGGTGATGAATGGTCAACCGATGAAAACGGCCAAAGCCTCCGCTACATCAACGAGGTCAGCGGATTATTTGATGTCGGACCCGTTTTGCAGCCAGCCTATGAATCTACTTTCGTGAGCGTTGCACAGCGGTCACTGCAAAGGCACCTCAATCAGAAAACTGTCGGCATGTACAACCGCAACACAAACTCGGAGAGGTCGCTTAAGCGATTCCTGGCACGGCATGGCTATTAAATCTGGCGACAGTTGCTCATGCGGTCGAGGCCGTCTGAATGTCTCACGATCAGTGGGTGCAGGCGAGTATCAGATCCGATACCTGCGCTGCAATGCATGCGGCAAGAATGAGCGCTCTTGCATCGCTGCAGCATCGATTCGCCGTCGCCAAGTTGTTTCTTAATTAGGAACACTGTTGGCTGTTCACGTTTTGCGAATTGCTAGGATGAATACTTAGCACCGCAAAACAAGGAACAAAAAACATGGCCGCTTCCAAAGTCAAAGATTTGCTCGACCAACTGGCCGCAACCCTCGCGGAAATGGGCATGCTGGACGAGGCTGGAGCGCAGGAAGAGGCTGGCGAAAGCGTAGACGGCAGCGAAGTAGCGCCACGCTCGTCGCTTGAAATCGTTGAAGAGCGCCAGAACAAATACGACGCCTTGTTGGCCAAAGCCAGCAAGCTGGAAGCCGCAATCAAGCGAGAAGAAACCTTTGAAGCCCGTAGGGCAGAATTGACCAAGGCTATGACACGAACACAACCAGCTAGCGAAGTATCGGCAACACGCATTCAGCCAATGGCTCTGCACTATCGCGGGAAGCTGCGTGCGTTTGAGAGCGTCGAATCAGCCCACCGATGCGGAATGTGGCTCAAGGCCCATTTCGGCGACACCAATGCCCGTCAGTGGTGCCAAGACAACGACGTTGAACGCCGCGACATGGGCGGGCAAGTCAATTCTCTCGGCGGCGTGCTGATCCCCGAAGACTTTTCCAATACCATCATCCGACTTGTAGAAAAATTTGGTGTCGCCAGCACGATTGCACAGAACGTGCAAATGTCTTCGGACACGCTGTTGGTGCCACGCCGCATTTCAGGAGTCACAGGCTACTGGATTGGCGAAGGCTCGACCATCACGACGAGTGACCCGACCGCATCAATGGTGCAGTTGGTGGTGAAAAAGTTTGCAGCCTCCACAAGGGTAAGTAACGAATTATTGGCCGACAACGCCATTTCCGTAGCAGACTGGCTTGCGCAAGAATATGCCTTAACGATGGCGAAGGGCATAGATGACGCCTTTTTTGTTGGCGACGGAACCTCATCTTATGGTGGGATCAACGGTCTTGCCGGGAAGATTAATGACGGCACGCACACCGCATCGATTGCCACTGCGGCAACCGGCAACACGACTGTCGCGCTGCTCGACATCGATGACTATCTGAACGCCTTGAGCAAGCTGCCACGCTTTGCTATCGGCACCTCGGCTTGGTACATGCACCCAAGCGTGTACCACAACTCCGTGCAGCGGCTGATGGTTTCCTCGGGCACTGCCGGTACGGGCACGATTGGCGCTCTGAGCGGTGGCAACACTGCTGCCAATCTCGCACAAGGCACGCCAAACACGTTCATGGGCTTGCCAGTTGTGTGGGTGCTGTCGATGACGGCCAGCAGTTCGCTGACTGCCGGTAGCATCGCTGCCTACGTTGGCGATCTGTCGCTGTCTAGCGTCTACGCTGAGAAGTCCGGAATGCAGGTTGCCAGTTCGGTTGACCGATATTTTGAAGCTGACCAGACCGCATTCCGCGCCATTCAGCGGCTAGACATCGTGCATCATTCGCTTGGCACCACGACCGAAGCAGGCCCAGTAGTCGCTATCAAACTCGCAGCATCTTGATCTAACGCTTCTTAAAAAAAGGTAAAAAATCCCATGAATCAAGTCTCTCTTTCTAAGAGCGTTACGAAATCGACTGCGTCTGTTGCAAACAGCGCGACGTTCACGCACAACGTGGACGGTCTCGGTTTTGAATCGGCTCACTTCGATGTGATCTACAGCCCATTTACGGCAGCTGCTGCTGCGTATGCCACGCTGCTTGTGCTTGGTGAGTCTGACGTTGCCGGTGCCACTAACGCCAGCACGATCAGTGCATTCACCGTCACGGCTAACGCTGGATCGACAACTGGTGCAGACAACGGCGCAGTGGCACGGTTCAACGTCGACTTGCGTGGACGCAAGCGTTACTTGACTGTATCGACCACGCCAGCCTTGACAGTGGCGGTAACATCGTCAGTGCGGCTTTCAAAGGCCGAAGACGGTGCGATCACCGCAACGCTCACGGGCGTCAACAGTCTCAAAGAGGGCTAGGCCATCGTCTAGCTCACCAGCAGGAGCTAGTAATGATTGTCAAAGTCGGCACTGTCGAACACGATCTACGAGTCGAGGCCGCATTCAGCGTGCCTCGACTTGGCTTTCAAGACCAAATGTTTTGCGCGTTTCAAGCGCTGATGCCGCTCAACATATTACCCACCAAGTACACTGGGTCGTTTTGGGAACAGTGCTTGGATCGTGTGCTTTTGTCCATGATGGATCGCACAGATTGGATTCTTGTACTCGATTACGATTCAATTTTCGACAGCGAAACGGTGATGCGACTGATGATGGTTGCAATGAGTACCGGCTACGATGCAGTAGCGCCGCTACAAAGCAAACGCGACGAAGGCTCACCGATGTTTACTCCAGTGGGTGCCAAGGGAATCGGCAAGATTGAGCTACCCACAACTTGGTTTGAGGAGCTTGTGCAGCCGGTTGATTCGGCACATTTCGGCTGCACTTTACTGCGATCCGAAGCGCTGCGACGAATGAAAACGCCTTGGTTTATCGGCAAGCCAGCTGGCGACGGCCACTATGGCGATGCAGTCGCTGGCAAAAAAACGAGGGTCGATCCTGACATCTCATTCTGGAGACAGTGGAAGGCCAGCGGCAACACGCTCGGCATTGCACCGCAGATTTCTATAGGCCACGCAGAGCTAATGATCACATGGTTAGGCCGCGATCTGCGACCGATAAACCAATATCCGGCAACGTACTGGCGGGATGGCGGCAAGCGACCGGCAGGAGCATGGGGATCAGTCGAACACGCGCAGGAGTGCAGCAAATGAAAATAAAATTACTGCGACCGTTTCAAATTTATCGGCGTGGCGACTGCCTCGACATGGCAGACGGCCAAGCCAATGCATGGATCACTATGGGCATTGCTGCCGCCGAAGAATCCGTTGTGGTCGAGACTGCTGCCGTTGAGACTGCTGCCGTTGAACAGAAGCCAGTGCGGCGGGCCACGATCATGTCTAGCCGAGGTCAACGGAAATGAGATACCGATCCCTCACAAGAGCAATTGAGCCGACCAGTGAGCCAGTAACGCTGGCCGAGGTCAAGCTGCACGTTCGCATAGACAACAGCAATGATGATGCGCTTTTGACGAATCTAATTGCCGCAGCCAGGGCGTGGGCCGAAAGCTACTGCGACCGCACATTTTGCTTTACGCAATGGACGCTGCGAACAGATTCGTTCTACGGCAACGTAGGCTCACCGTCTCAGTTCGGGCTGAAGGCCGATGGCAACAACATTGAGGGCCGTGCCAATACGGTGCCGAATCTGGACGTTGAGTTGCCACGACCGCCGATGGTGACTTCTGGCACGGCTACGAGCGTAACTGTCAGCTACACGCCAAACGTGAGCGGCACGACGGCAACGCTATCGACAACCGAATTCAGAATAGATCGTTTCTCCACGCCCGGCGCGTTGCGACCAAACTACGGCGGCACATGGCCGAGCCATTTGCTTGACCAGAATTCCGTTTCTGTCTCTTGGTATGCGGGCTATTCCGCAGACGGCACATCTGTGCCGGCACAAGTGAAGGCCGCTCTGCTTATGATCGTGTCGCATCTGTGGAGCAACCGCGAGCTAGCCTCTGATGTTGCGCTCAGCGAAATTCCCGTGGGCGTCAAAGCTATGCTGGATTCGATCCGATGGGGGGCGTACCAATGAGGCAACCTAATCCCGGTGTGCTTGTCGATAGAGTCGTGGTTCAGCAGCCCGTGTCAACGCAAAACGAGGCGGGAGAATCCGTATTGGCATGGTCGGACTTCGCAACCGTTTGGGCTAATGTCCAAGCGCTTTCCAGCCGCGAAACATATCAGTACGGCCAGCAGGTTGGCGTCATGACGCACAAGGTCATGATCCGTTTTCTCACGGGGCTAACCTCGGCAATGCGGATCGTTTACGACTCCCGCAATCTCGAAATAGGCCAGATCAGCGAACTGGAACGCCGCACACTGCAAGAAATCATCTGCGCGGAGAAGCGATAGCATGGCAATCGTAGAAGCACCAGAGGCTTTTCTATTCCAGCGGCTAACGTCGCAGACGAGCGTCTACACGCTTATTGGCACAAGAGTATTTCCGATGATGGCGCCGACCGGCACGGCGTTGCCGTTAGTGATCTATCAGCGGTCTTCGGTAAGTCGCCAGCAGTCGCTATCTGGGCCGGTAGGACTGCCCGTAGTTACGCTACAGCTAACCTCGTACGCTTCTAGCTACACAGCCGTTAAATCAATCGCTAGGGCTGTTCGTGTGGCGGTCGATGGTTGGACGGGAACAACCTCGGGCGTGACGATTCAGCGTACGTCGCTGCAAGCGGAAAGCGATGGCATGGTGCTGCCGCAAGACGATCAATCGCTGCCGGTGTACTCAGTCGATCAAACGTTTGACTTCCGCATTGTGGAGGCCATGCAATGAGCGACGGCTTAAAAATGACGCTAGACGGTGTGCCGAGGGTCGAAAAGCTTGTGCAGCAGCTGGCGACGATCAACCCAGCGCCGATTGAGAAGCAAGCCAAGGTCATTCTAAGCGCTGCTGAGTTTGGCTTATCGGCACTGCGTAGCAATGTGGCGGGCATCGGCGCAATAACGGCAAGGCTGCGGGCATCGCCAAAGATCAAGCCCAAGACCTACGGCAACACCTCGGTAGCCATTGTTGGGCTAGATCGTGTCGTTGCGCCGCACGGTCATCTGGTCGAGGAAGGCACGTCGATTCGCAAATTAAAAAAGGGTTTCATCTTTAGCAGCTGGAATCGCAACAAGTGGTCTGGCAAGCCGATCTACCCAAAGAACTTTATTTTTCGCAACGTTGAGGGCTATGTCGGACGCATGCCAGCGTTGCACCCAGTAGCGAGAGCATTCGACGCAACTAGGTCGCATATGGCGTCCACAATCGCTGCGGGCATGCAAAACGTAGTCAATGACGCGCTTAAGGTATTGCAGTAATTAACGTAAAACACAGATAGATCGCACTTTTTAAGAAAAGGGAAAATCATGCCAATTTCAGATTCTCAAGGCAACAATTTTATTTTTGCTAGCTCAACCTATACCGTCACGGCTATCAGCATTAACTTTAACGGCGATGTGATCGACGTTACCGGACTTAATGTTTCCAGTGGCGGCGCAAGGATATTCCAAGGCCCAATCTTAAAGTCAACCGAAGTGCAGGTTGACTTCTTGAGCAGCTCGCCGCTGCCAACTATTGGACAAACAGGCAGTTTTACGGCGGGTAGTGTCTCTGGCAGCGCCACGGTATCAGCTGTGTCTCTTGCATACGCTGTGGGTGATCTGGTTAAGGGATCGGTTACGCTCAAGACCAACGCTTAAATGGCATTGACTTCGCAAGGCACGACCGTAACGTGGGGCGCGTTTACGCTGGCTGGCATTACCAGCGTCAGCGTGGATGGCGTCACTGCTGACATTGTTGAGGTTTCGCCACGGTCAAGCGTTACGAGATTTAAAAAGTATTCCGATGCAGACTACGACTACGGCACGGTAAGCATTGCATGTTTCACAAGCGGCATTGGCACCGCTGATGTTGGCAAATATTTTGCACTGTCCATTTCAGGCGATTCAGTCCTTTTTACTTTTACCGAGGCTTACTTGCAGGATTACAAGTGGTCGGCTACCGTGGGCGATGTGCAAAAAGTGCAGCTTACTTTTAAATGCGGAGCCTAAAGAATGTCTGATGCAACAAGTGCAATGCCTGCCAAGGCGCTGACGGGTGATGCTGTCGTGGCCGCAGTCGATTCGGATCTAACGAGAGTGGAAATTCCAGAATGGGGAGGCCATGCGTTTTTGCGGATTATGGACTGCGGAGAGAGAGACGATTACGAATGCGAATGGCGCAAGAAGGCCGACAGCGGCGTTGAGAACTTCCGCAGTAAGTTCGTCGCAAAGTGTTTGGTTGACGAAAGCGGCAAGCGTCTGTTCGGTAACGGCGACATCATGAAGCTGGCTGCGAAGAGTTCAAAGGTCGTGAATCGCTTGTGGGAACTTGCGATGAAGCTAAACAACCTCAGTGAAGCCGGAATCGAGGAAGCAGCAAAAAACTCTTAGACCGGCCCGACAGAGCGTTTTTGTTTCGGCTAGCCGGTCATTTAAAAGTTGGAACAGTCAAGGAATTGTCGGCACGATTGTCGGTAGCTGAGTTGCGTGAATGGTGGGCTTTTGATCGGTATATAGAGCCATTTGGGAGAGAGTGGCACCAGACTGCATTACTAGCCGCTATGAGCGTGGCGCCTCACTGCGGAAAGAACAAGGCGCCGAAGCCAGAAGACTTTTTGCCGATTGTAAAACGACCGATGACCAACGAGCAGATTGCGGCACAGTTCGCACTGCTCGGGAAAATTCTTCATGGATAAAATCGGCGTCAACTTCATGCTGTCCGCGAACGCTGCCGGGATGGCGGCTGGCATGAAGCAAGCCTCGGCACAGCTAGACGAGGTAGCAAAGTCTGCACAGGCGACCAGCGGAGAGTACCGCAAGGCGGCACGCATCACCGCAGAGCTGCAAACGCCCACAGAGAAATACGCCAAAGAGGTTGCGACCCTCGACAGCTATTTGCTCAGAGGCTTGCTGACGCAAGAGATTTACAACCGAGCGGTTGAGAGATCAAAGCAAGAACTTGAGGGCGCTTCGGATGCCGCCAAAAGTTTTTCATCTGCCACGCAAGAGGCTGCAAAGTCTACTAGCACAGCATCTCAAGAGGTTGAGGATTCTTCAAACTCCCTTGTTGATTTTGGAAAGACGATTGTTGCGACTGCGGCAAAGTGGAAGATCTTCACGATTGGCATCAGAGCGTTTCCAAGTATTGCTGCCGCGACTGCGTCTTACAGTACCGGACTGCTTAAGGCGGCTGGCATTACGCGAACGCTGCTCACCGCTGCGAAAGTTGCAGGCGTTGGCGTTGCGCTGTTCGGAGGTAGCCTTGGTCTTCTCTCTAGCGTTGCGCTCGGGCTGACCAATCCTCTGCTGGGTGCTGTGCTTCTAACTTACAACCTTGTGAGATCGTTTTTCGCTGCAAAAGAAGCGGCGTTTGCAACGGCAAAAGCCGTTGGCGAAATGAGTGCCGAGGCCCAGAAGCTTGGTGCGAGTCTACAAGATGTGCAGATCGGCAAACTGCTAGAGGCTGGCGTTGCTAAAAAAGACATTCTTCAGCTTGGTGCAGCTATTTCTGCTATCGATTTGCAGCAGTTCGACAACCTTGCTTTTGCGGTAGAAGAGGTTGACGCAGCCAACAAGCGTTCAGCTGTATCGTTTGAAACGTTTGCAAGAGTGCTTGCTACGCCATTCGTCGGTGCATTCGCTGCAATATCGTCTGGCATTGCCACGCTTACCAACGGAATGACCGATTTAATGTCGGGCATCAATGCCATTCTGCTACCGATCGCGCAAGCACTCGCACCGATTGTCACGCTGTTTGGCGTAATCATCGAAATGATTCTGAAGACAATTGGCGTGATCGGATCGATTGTTGGTGTAGTGCTGCGAGT